ATCCCATGGAACTTGGCCTGTATTCAGAACTAACATTCTGTATATCAGGCTATTCATGCTTTTCGAAAACCAATATTCTATCCTTATTGTCTTATTTTTTACCTCTTCACTTTGTTTTACAGCCTCTAAAAAAGCTGTAGTTCTTTGCATACCATCTATAATGGATAAAGACGATTTATCAATAGTTTTATTTAAATCTTCAAATGATTTATCATCGCGAACATTTCTAATAAGCTCATAAGTATCATTATCAACAATTACTCCGATAACTATTGGAGGTAAAACAGCCCCATCAATTATATCAGATACCATTCTCTCACGAATAGTTTGAGCAGTTTTAGTTTTAAGAGGAGCCCTTTGACCATATATGCCACCTTTCTCTTCATATGCTTTTTCAGCAAATAATAAATACTCTGATAATTTTGTCGTGTGAATAACAGAGAGACAATCAACTCTCTTATCTTCAAGTACAAATGCTGAACTGTTCATCAACTCCCCTTTATCGCTAAACTGACATTAATATTGCAATCTAAAACTCAACATATCAAATAGTTATAATAAAAACAAGCATTAACCTTACAGAGGCTTCGCAACAATGTTCGACATAATATGGATGCTATAATAAAGCGATTATCTCATTACTCAAATGTCCTGAATCTGCTTTGATATAGTATAAAACTGTTAATCGTTTAATTTTATAGTATAAATTTCAAACAACATGTCATTGCATACTCCTACCTATGAACTTTCTTTAGTTCTATTTATCACCTACTGGAAACCGCTTATACAAAGTTGACACACCAACATCATAGATAATAGCCACCTTCTGGCGAGGAACTCCTGATACAATTAATCGCCCGGCCTGCGCCCATTCCTCTGGTGTAAGTTTGGGGCGGCGCCCACCAATTCGCCCCTGCACCCGAGCGGCCTCCAGTCCAGCTTTTGTCCGTTCAACAATCAGTTCTCGTTCCATTTCAGCCAGGGCACCCATCACATGAAAGAAAAAACGCCCCATCGGCGTGCTGGTATCAATAGCATCCGTCAGGCTGCGAAAATTAACGCCACTTTCGCGCAGTTCCTCCACCAGCACGACAAGATGCCGCATACTGCGCCCCAGCCGATCCAGCTTCCAGACAACCAGAGTGTCACCTGCCGATAATGTCCTGAGCAGTTTTTTCAGTCCCGGCCTTTCGGACTTTGTACCGCTTATTTTGTCTTCAAAAATCAGCTCGCATCCTGCACAGTTCAGCGCATTACGTTGTAGATCTGTGTTCTGGTCATTTGTTGACACACGTACATAGCCAATAAGCATGGTAGATCTCCCTGACAAAAGCAGGAATGATGCCATTTGCTCGTTATTTCTGCATTTTCATAAACGTTGGTTTTGGAGAAGGTGCTAACTGGGTTATGTTACCTGGAGGAATGATAATTCAGCGTGTTTATCTTGGATTTCCTGTTGGCACCAATGCAAGACACATAACTTTCCCCCGGTCGTTTACAACAACGAACTATTCCATCTCAATTAACTGGAATGATATCGGTACTGTAACAACTGAAACACAATCACCAGCAAATGTGGCGGTTGTTCATCAAACAAAATCATTAACAGGGGCCAGCATCTGGCAGGCAGGTCCCGGGGGATTTAATGTGGACATTATAGCGGTGGGGTATTGATATGTACGTATGGAGCGCTAAAGCAAATGGCTTTTTCCCCATATCGGAGAAAGAAAAATTTGAGGCATCAGGTCTGTGGCCTGATGATGGTGTAATAGTCAGTGAGGAAGAACATAAAAAGTTATTTATGGATATTCCACCAGGAAAACAGATTGGAACACTGAATGGAAAACCAGCACTGATAGATATTCCTCAGCCGACCAAAAAGGAATTAATAGCTATTGCTGAAGTTAAAAAATCCCAATTACGGGAAAAAGCTGACAGTGAAATATCCTGGCGTCAGGATGCTGTTGATGCTGATATCGCAACTTATGAAGAAGCTACAACTCTCACCCAATGGAAGAAATACCGTGTGCTGCTGATGCGTGTTGATACTTCAACAGCACCCGATATTGAATGGCCTACGCCTCCGGCAGTTCAGGCCAGATGACATCCGGCGCGGTGCTGGTATCTGTTGCCGTCACCGCGTCAATGTAATCCAGCACAGCGTTAAGGCGGGTTGTTTCTGCCTGAGTCAGTTTCCGTCCGGCCTGTAATTTCAGCTGAATCAGACTAATGGAGGCCATTGCAGTATCAATCAGCGACTGGCGCTGTGCTTCTGCTGCATCTACTGCTGCGCCGTGCTGTGCCTCGGTATCCGTCACCCATTTCTCACCATCCCATTTATCGTATGGCGTTAACGGGGCGATAGTGGTTGTATTATCAGGGTAATCACCCGGAGCTGTGATTTCTTTTGATTCCCCTGTTTCGGTGCTAAAAACGATTTCACCGCGATGGTCTGGCATATATTCCCATGATTTTAAATCTGCTGAACGGCAGATAGTATAACCAGCCTTATATATACCAGGAGTATCTAAACAGGAATACGCCGGAATACCGACACCCACAACAAGATATTCGGTTGATGTGGAAAGATATTCCTTCGTCTCAGCATCAAAATTATAAACGGTAATGTTTCCTGCCTTTGTAGTAATGAGTTCGCTATTTAATACGGCTTTATTCATCAGGCTGCCCTCACGATATAGTTAAATGCGACGTTGCGCGGCCGGGTTTCAGAACCACCAACCGATACCGTAGAAATTGAATTTGCCGTAATAAGTTCCCCGAAAGCATCAGCCGTAACTACTAACCGACCTCCCGTTGGATCAAAACCTGTTAGCGCATAGTACTTGTCAAACCAGTGCCCATGAGAAGCAAATAAATGGTCTTGAGATGTCAACAAACCACGAGAGGAATCCACCCCGCGCCCATCATCCCATCCACGAATAAATTCACCGCGTAAATCAGGCAATTTATTTGTCGGGTAAGCCTTTGCCAGTTCCGGGTATTCTTCAGCAGAAAAAGCCGCACCATTGCATTTCAGCCAGCCTGTTGGCGGAGTGGCTGAAGGCCACGGAACAGGCACCCCAACAGGTAATGCTGAGCCTTCTCCCAAACCAAGGTTTTCGAGAGCCGTTTTCACCGTGCCATCCGATTTGATATCGCCAAACGGATTCTTGCGGCTTAACAGCAGCGCACGAAGCGCGGTAAGCAACTGGTCGTGCCGCGCCTTCTCCAGGCTGGCACCGGATGCCTCCACCACGCTGCAGAGTTCTTCCTGCAACATATCAAAGTAGTCATCATCCAGATCGGTGGCAGGTGTGCCGGTCTGGGGGTTACCACGGGTAAAACCGTTCTTACCTGCGCCGAACTTATCCTTCTGCGCGGTTTTAGTGTCTATGCGATGCATGGATTACTCCGGATATTTAAAAATTACGTAGGTATGCGACGGGCAGAGTTTGTTAAGCACGCACTCGACAACGGTGTCCCCCCAGATACGCAGTGCGGAATCACAGGGATCGCCACATGTCATCCAGGTGGTGTTGGTGGCAGCTGGCATATTGACCTGCCAGTAATACCGCCATTCCGGCGCATTCACCGCGTCAGTACAGGCCGATGAGCAGGTGAAAGTGCTTTTGTCGTATCGCGTGATGGTGGCATCTGGTCTGCCCAGGGCAGCAAGCTGCGCAAGGTAAAAATCCTCATTGATGCCACCCGCCAGGTTAACCTTCGCATCCAGCCGTTGCTGACGCTGGCGAAGGGTCTGCGTTCCCGCCGGAATACATTCATCCGGCAGACCGCACAGACGCTCCCAGCGGTTTATCAGTTCAGTGGTGGTGCGCGGATCCAGCTCCCGCATCAGGGCATCCGCACGCTGATGAGCACGGGTTAATGACTGTGCCGCACCGGCAATCGCCGGATCGCTGGCTGACCACGCCGGACCGGGGGGCAACAGTGCCGACAACAGACGGATGTAATCATCGTTTGTCACGTCCATGAAATCGTCCCCAGTACCGCCAGTTCATTTTTTGCAATGGAGATATTGTCTGCCGGTGTAAGCAACTGATGGCTGTATTCCCCGTTCGCACCGGAAATCGCCTCACTGATACGCGATACCTTCAGTTCTCCCTGCGGATAACCATCACGCAGCAGGAACGAACGCAACTCCGCGGTGATGGCAGCCCGTATTTCCGGTGTGTCCGGCGTCACGCGGATATGAAAATCCACCGTATGTGCCACCGGCCTGAACACATACAAATCAGAGCCTGCCACCGGGGCCAGTGGCCCGATATGTTGTCTTGCCGCCGTTTCCGTTGATTCTTCCGGAATGGGATTAATCAGGTCACTGCTGGCAATCATCACACCGACAGTTCCCGTTCCCATCCAGTGACGGTATGTCCATGCGCGGGTAATGCCGGGCACTTCTTTAGCCCAGACGACATAGTCCCCGTCAGCCCCGCCCTGCGGCGTCCAGTAATACCGCTCAATGACGCGGGCGCGCCACGTTTCCAGATCTTCAGTATCGAATCCGCCAGTCAGAGTATCTGCAACACCGGAAGACGGCAGACCATTCACCGGCGTGACCAGGATTAATGCCGTACCGTCGTCAGCGTTACCGACCGCGCCTGCACTTGAGCAAGTGATCGGCACGCGCAGGACACCACCGGAGCTGGTTGCATCAGCAGTTGCCGTGTACTGAACCAGGTCATCGCGCTGAATCACGCTCCCGGCAGTCACCTTCAGGCCATCGCTGACACCTTCCCAGCGCATATACCCGCTGGCAGCCGTGGCCCCCTTGCGCGGACACCGTTTCATCGCAGCATGTCGCGCCAGCCAGGACTCATCGCACAGGTCAGGCAGCATGTTCATTGCCAGATAATCGATGTAACCGTAAACCGTATGCAGCGCCGCCGCATACACCTTTGCCCGCACGTCTTCATCCATGCGCCGGAGCGTGTCGCTGACGTCCAGCCTGGCGAATAAATCGTTACGGAGCATACTGATATTTTCTGCCAGCGTCGGGCGCTGAAATTCACTGTCCGCCATGCGTTATCGCACTCCACAGATCATCAAAAGAAATCATTACCGGTCCGTCACGACGCCAGAGAGTGATACTGTTACCCAGTTCATTAATCCCGGTGCGGCGGATATCCAGATCAATACGGGACACCACGCCATCATCAATCATCCATTGCAGGCATTCGCGGATATACCCCCTTACCGTCTGCACCAGCTGATTGGTCAGTTTGCTGCGCTGAAGCAGCCACAGTCGGGAGCCGTAACGGTCATTCTGTACCGCAGGCCAGGTATCCCCCCACCATCCCATCGGGACGTCGGCGTTGTCATCAGGCTCCGCCCGCCGCCAGGTAAACAGGGAAATCACCACGGCGCGGGTCAGCGGATCCAGCGGTGCGCTGGCGCAGGTGCGTTTACCGTTCACCGTCAGCCACAGTTCCATCATGCCTCCATCGCTTTATCCGGTTTGTCGGTGTTACTGCCCTGACCGTTCTCTCTGTGACTATGCCCGTTATAGGCAAGCCGCATCGCTGACATGGTGGTGCCGCCGGAGTCGCACAGGTCTTTCACCTGTCCTGTCACTTCCAGGTCCATTTCAAAACGTGCTTCAGGTGCATTGCGAAACGTGATCGTTTTACCTGCACCGTCCACCACGATCCCCTCCCGGGTCAGCGTCACGGACTGCCCCTGATCGTCATAGACAGCCACCTCCCCCGTCTGCAGCCCTTTCAGGCGGTAGCGACGGTCCGACACCGTAACAACCACCGCATGAGAACGGTCGCCATCCGGAAACAACACCACCGCTTCCGCACCGCTGTTTGCCCTTGCGGTAAAACCGTAGGGTTCAAGATGTTCAACCCCGGCTTTGGGTTCACCGGCAATCAGGAACACATCCACGGTCTGACATTTCGTGGCGGCACTGATGCTTTTCACCACGGCCCGCCCAATCAGGCCGAGGAGTTGTCGCTGCATGGCTTCAATCGTCCTCATCAGAACGGGTCCTCCTGTACTCTGGCTTTTTTCTTTTTCCGCGCGCCGGGGGCTTCGGGTTCAGGCAGATAAGCATCAGGCGGGCCGACACGGATTTCCGTCAGGGTGCCGTTCTGGTCCTGAGTAAACGTGACTTCCGAAACAAGCAGTTCGGTATTGTCGAAACCACAGACCGGATCAAAGACAATCACCCGCTGGTTGGGCTGCCACAGCGTACCGTTACCCTGTCGCCAGCCCTGCACCACATAGGTGGTTTCATCCGTCCGCGCCGCCCGTTGTCGGGCTTCAAAGTCCGCACGGGCAATACAGCCTGCCCCCGTAGCCTGCCCTGTCTGCCTGATATACATCGGACGGTAACGGGCAATAAATGCGTCCTCTGTGCGGGCCCGCAGCGCGGTGGTGGTGGCCTCACCGAAATCATCGTCGTTTCCGGCACGCTGCCCCGCCACCTGGTAAACTGAAAACCGCTCCCGGATACTCTTCTCCGTATCGCAGAAAAGGATGTTTTCCCCGAGTACCAGCGCAGTATGTGCCCGCGTTGAGCCAATACCACCAATCACCAGCCTGCCGTGCGGGTCGTCGTAAGCCAGTGCCTGCTGCTGACCGAGTATTTTGTTGATTACCTCAATCACCGTTTCACCGTGATCGGGCTGGACGTCAGGAATAACACCCGACGGCGCACCGTTGTTCACCACCTCAATGCCGAAAGGCGCAGCAAGCGCCTGCGCAATCTGTACCAGCGATCGTCCGTTAAACTGTGTCGGTTCGGCTGCACAGTCAATCAGGTCAGCAGTCAGACTACGTCCGGCAATACCGGTGCTGACCGAACGGGCATCGTAACGAACGGGGGTCGCCTCCACCCAGCCGGTGATCACCAGCTCATCACCAATCAGCACTTCCACTTTTGAACCATTTTTAATGCGCGGCTGAAGCGTGGTGATACCCTCATCTCCCGGCCACTGGCGGGTGATCTCCACGCTGAAATCCCGCGCCAGCCGTTCAATACCGGCACCGATGCGCACCGATGTCCAGCCATTCCACTCCCGGCCATTTACCCGTAGCGTGACATTGTCGTTCATTGCACTGGCACCTTCAGAGGGATCACCGGCACAAAGCCGGGATGCGTAATGGCATTACGCCGGATAATGTCCGCGTCACGCGCCGCGTTATCAAACCAGGTCGCCGCCAGCACCAGCGCGGGTAAAACCTCATCCGGCGTGCGCTGAATGATCCGAGCAGACTGTTCAAGGCGCGTGTTGATATCCGCATTCAGATCTGCTTTCACCCGGCGCAGCGCCAGAAACAGCGCATCACTGGTTGTACGGGACAACTCCTTATCAATTGCCATATTCAGTGTGTCGCGAATGTCGGTCAGTTCTTCCCACGTTGGCAGGTCAACCGTGTTTTTCACCGCCGGTGCATTGTTCAGTGCCGGATGCGTGACGGAAGGCCAGCCAGTGCTCTGCGCAGGTGTTGTTGCCTGCCCCACTGCGGCATTCTGCATCACCGCAGAAGTTGTTGGCGCAGGCAATCGGGTAACGGCATACGCCGCTTCGCTGATTGCGGTCGTACGAAGGGTGCTGGCAACCACGTTACGCTGCTGCGTCGCCGTGGCGGTGGTTTTACTGTCCGTTTTCCAGACGCCGCGCGGTTGCAGATCGCTGCCGAGGCTGACACCGGAAAGCGTTTTGATCATGGTGACCAGGTCGCTGGCGTTACCATAAAGGCGTTTCCCGGTACGCCACATTTTCTGCACCTGCTCAACGAAATTTTTGCCTGACGATGGCGGCGGCAGAAGTACCGAGATATCCCCCTGCAACAGCCTGGCGGCATCCGATACGGCAGAATCCACCACTTTCATCGCATCAGAAACATACCCAAGCATTGTGCTGACATTACCGACGACGTCGTTCTGCACGAAATCCGCCACGCCATCGATACTGAAACCTCTGAAGCTGTCACTGATGCAGTCATCCAGTGCAGAACAGGATGACATCAGCGTCTGCGCCGTCGCCGCACCTGATGTGGGGTAAGAGAGTTCTCCCGCTTCGACAAACTTCAGGTCAAAGCGGACAATACGCCCTTCACTCTTCGATGTGCTGACCCGAAATTCTCCGTCAACACAGACTTTCAGCTCACCGTAAGTCGGATGGACAAGCGTGCCGGGACCGGGTTTATTCAGCGCGTCAATCAGGCGATCGCGCTGGTCAAAGCAGTCATCTCCCACCACATAAGCCGTGATGGACGGGCGGAAAGTGATTTTCCCCAGGTCTTCGGTATAGGGTTTGTCGCGGTTCGGGTATTCGTGCGTTTCCACACGACGGCCAGTTCCCGCACTTTCTTCTTCAACCTTAAACGGCACACCTCGAAATGACGCATCCTGAAGCCTGTCTTTCCACGTCATATATACTCCGAAAATTAAAAAGCCACCTATTAGAAGGTGGCCTTGTAATGAATTTTATTAATTAGCGAGTCAGAAATAACGAATCTTTATACTTTTGCTGTTGTTCATTTAAATACTTAGCTGTTTCATCGCTGGCAAATGGAAATATTACCGTATTTTTAGGCATGGTAATTTCTTTTTTGTCCAGCGTCAGAGTAAACATAGGAACATACTGAGCAGAGTAACGCACCGCAGAAACGAGCTCTAGTTTAGACTCTTCAACAACACTTAAATTATCCAGGCTAACTTTCTCTTCATCTTTTTTCTTTGACGCATTTAAAGTTTTTATTACTTTATTTAATTTCTCCTGAAAATCCTCCTTAAAGTTTTCAGGATTGCCGTCGACAACAAGAATCTGTTCACCCTGATTATCTGGAAAAATAATCTTTGCACTTATCAATTTATTTTCTTTATAAACATCACCAAGTTTTATGGCTCCTCCAGATAACTGAATAATATGTTCATCTTTAAAGGAGATGTTGCCAGAGATTATGAGAGATGAAAAAATAGCCGCTGCTCCAAGAATTACACTTGCTGTGATATAGCCTTTCATTTTTCGCCTATTAACATTTTTCTAAATGTGCATTAATTCTATCACTCTATTTATGACTTACAACCAGCAATACCTGTGAGGGGAATCCTGGCTACCAAAATCGGGTATAGCCAACATCGTGATTTATATCAATGCCACTGGAGCGTGTTTCCGTAACCCGCATACCTGATGGCATATTTATAAATGATACCTTGATCTCACCATCAACTTTTGGCGCGGTAGCTTTATTAATCATGAAGGGATTCGGGCCTGTGGCACCGGAAGCGTTGTTTGCCTGAGCCGGATCCACCGCCGGATAAGGTGTGTATCCCCGCGCCGGTATTCCCGTCCCATAAGCATCATAAGCACCCGCGCCCCACTGCGCAGAGTTAATGGCATCGACCGTGTCACCGGAACTGTCGGTAAACCACTCAATAATTGGCTTCAGCTTGTCCCACATATCCTGAAACCACTTAACAACCGGTCCCCAGTTATTGATCACCATCCCCAGCGGCGACCAGGCAAAAACCTTCTTCAGAAGTTCCCAGCCAGCCTCAAAATAAGGACCAATGGTTTCCCAGAGCTTCTTGAAATAAGGTCCGACAACATCCCAGTTAGTGATAATTAATCCCGCAGCCAGAGCAATCGCCGTCGCAATCATGCCAATCGGCGTCATCGACATAATCCTGCTGACAATACTGATGGCACCGCCAACGCCCATCAATCCCAGTTTCAGAATCGCAAGACCGGCAGCAAGCCCGACGACGCCGCGAATAACCCGGGGATTTTCATCCGCAAACTTCGTGAATTTCTCCCCCAACTCCCCCAGCCATTGTGTGATATTTTTAGCGTCACCAGAAAATGCGCCGCCAATAGCCGCAAGGCCGTTAGTTGCGGTCCCTGTCATTGCCTCCCACAGGTTGGACAGCGTACCAAGCTGTGCCTGAACACGTTTATTCAGGCTGGCCTGTTTATGCATCTTCTGCTGGATCTGATCGTAGCCATCCTTTCCTTTATCGATTAGTGCATTGACCACCTGAAGGGTTTCGGCATCATCACCAAATATTGCCTTAAGTACACCGGTTCGCTTAACGTCGGTCAGTTTTCGCAGCTTTGCCAGTTGCCTGAACATGTTATCAAGACCGCCAAAACTTCCTTTGCCGTCAGTAAAATCGAGCTGTACCCCGAGTTTCTGGCGTGCCATAACTTTATTAACGTCCCTGATTTTCTTAACGCTTAATCCGGACTGGATAACTTTTCGCAGGGCATTACCTGCCGACTCCCCGTTCATCCCCATCTGATCCATCATGACGCTGATGGGGGCAAGGCTCTGTGCAGCCTGAAGACCATCCTTGTTCACCATCTTCAGAACAGAACTGGTTTTAGTGAAGAAGGACAACATGTTGGTATCGTCAACGCCCAGATAAAACGCCTTCTGGATAGTGTCGAACAGCCCCATCATGTCTTCTGACGCCGTTCCGGTAGCATCCTGCATCTTTGCAGCAAACTCGGCAGCCGCTTCCGGTGTTTTTTTCAGTTGTACCGCAAGATAAGCTGTCGCTTTACCCACACCACCCAGAATGTTTTCTGCCGGGATCCCCTGACGCACCAGCATCTGCATCATGTTCTGGAAATCAGCCGTTGTACCGGGTAGCTGGTTACCCAGGCCAATAGCCAGTTTATTGATGTCCTGAAAGCGCTTTCCAACCTCGCCGTTCGCATCCATCATGGCGACTTTCAGCCCGGTGGCGGCGTTTTCCTGATCGGCATAAGATTTCAGGGAAAGCGTCAGACCCGCTGCCAGTCCGCCCCCAAGCGCCAGCCCACCCTGTGACGCTTCTTCCGCCTGGCGTTTAAATCCCCGGATTTTCTTTTGCATTTTCGACAGCGCGGGAGAAAGCCTGTCGACACCGGTGATCAACGCCTTAAGCTCAAATTCAGCCATGTGTGCGTTTCTCCTGCTCTATCCTGTTTGCCTGACTGACCAGTAAGGGAATTTCACTGATCGGCATATTCAGCAATCCGAAAGGATTAATGCGCCAGTAGCTGGCGCAGTCAAAGAAGCGATCAGTGAGGTATTCAGCCGTCAGGCCTGGAGGAAAAAACCAGCCACAAGCCACGCCGCTGCATTCAGGTCTGCCGGAGACATCTGGTCGACAGAGCTTTGCGGCACTTTCGCCAGCCGCACAATGTATTTCGACACCACATGCGCCAGAAGTTTGACTGACTCATCCTGATTCATCTGGTAGGGATACCCCAGCTCGCGGACATCCTTCCCGGTGGGCTCATCAAACTCCAGTACGGAGAGTGTCTCGCCATGAGCAGTAATCGGTTTCTTTAACTCAAGCTCTTTCATTACTGGTAATCCCCTTCTTCACCGTGGAACTCAAGATCAACCGTGCCTTCTTCGGCATTATGGTTCGCTTCGCCGTGCAGCCAGGCAGACGACAGTACATAGACCTGACCGTTCGCCAGCTCGGCAGTGATAGTCATCTCATCAGACGAGGTGATTTTGTTCACCGGAAAATTCTTCGGCACCTTGAAAGTCCCTTTGACATAAGGCGCACGGTGAGTTTCCTTGCGGTCCACTGAACCGTCCAGGCCGATGATGTCATCATTGACCGTCCTGTTCATGGGCACCTCAATGCCGCCGGTCAGCGATAGCTGTTGACCGTCAATTTTGAAATAACAGGTTCCCCCGATACGGGCCATTATGCAGACTCCTCTGAATACTGAAGACGGAACTGGTTAACCACGGCAAAGACACGCAACTGGTTAACATAGTCAGGCGGGAACAGCGTGTTCAGGCGGTTCGGATCGCTGGCATCACGCTCCACAACCAGGTACTGCTTAAACAGTTCGTAGTTTTCCACGATCCCCGCACGCTCAAGCTGACGGTAGGTTGCCAGCAGTTCCCCTTTGATCACCGCCGGTGTGACAATCGCCTGACCGGGACCAAAGCGGGTACCGTCGCTGGCAAGCTTGTGACGCCCGTACTTACTGGTAATGACGGATTTCAGTTTGCGCAGCACATACGCGCTGGTATGCAGCGTCTCGCTGTCGAGGTAGCTGTTATCCGCAACACCGTAAGCGTTTTTCCTGTACGTGGTGACATCACGCTGAATGCGCAGCACCCCGCTTTCGACATACGCCGTTGCCACGCCATGAGACAGCAGGGTCTGTTGTTCGGTCATCGTGAACCGTTTCCCCTTCGGCGCAGGCAGCATACCCACCAGCTCACCGGTCTGCGTGGGACGTGCCGGATCGTTGCGGATAAACACCGCTGCGCGGGCGGTACGGCTTGCCGCCAGCTCGTCGGCAGGCGTCTGGGTCTCTTTTTCGTATCCCGCCAGGGTAATGTGCTGCTGGTTAAACTGGTCACCTGCGGTCACCAGTTCTGACAGCGTGCCGATCTTTGCCGTATACACATGACCATACAGCTGACGCGCATAGCTCCAGCGACCGCTGGTCTCGGTCACCAGCGTGTTAACGGAGGCTGTGTCGTTGAACGGCAGGCCGATATAATCAAACGGCTCATCCGCCATTGCAGCCACCGCGCCGGTGAGAACAGGAGCGCCCGTTCCGGCGGTACCCGTCGCCACGGCAATCTGTACGCCCGCTGGCAGCACTTCGCCCCCACCAAAGCCGTAGTAATTGAGGCTGACAGGAATTTCATTCCCGCAAAGCCCCTTATGACGCGCGGTCAGTGTGACCACGCCTGCCGAAGATGAGGCAGTAAACGGCAGGGTCGGAACGGCATTGATGGCATCCTGGATACTGCTGGCAATCGTCGCAACGTTATCGCCGTTGGTCACCGGTGCCTGCACGCGGGTACGTCCCACATAAATATTCACCGTGCCGGTTTCGGTTGCCGCGCCGGTCACCGTCAGCGTAACCGTTGCCGCCGCGCCCGTGGATTCAGGAACGGCAATCACATACAGCTCGCCAAACGGGTCGGTCTGGCGATAAGCCTCGACCATACGCGCCAGCTGACTTCCCGCACCACAAATCTGGCGTGCATAGTCTGCCGACGGCATCAGTACCAGACTGTTGGCAACAATCTCTGCACCGTTATTGGCATGACCAATCAGCAGCGATGCTCCGCTGTCCTGTGCAGTATTCGCCGCCTGGTTATCCATTTCCGCATAAAACAGCGGAACCAGCGTATTCGACGGAATGGTGTTAAAGCTTATCGTCATCGGTGTTCACCTTTTTATTCACGCGCCGGATATCACCCGCTACTTCACGGCGCAGCCAGTAGTTGTTCTCGTCAACATTTCGCCCTTCGGCGGGCAAAAGGTCGCCGCGGGCAGGGTCAGGAACTGACCGCCCTTTAACAGGTTTGACAAACATGAGGATCCTCAGGAAGGAAGGGTTATTTCGGTGTGATGTTCGATATCGCCGTCAGGCCCGTTACCGGGCTCGAGATAATCAACATCAATCGCCAGCGTTTGCAGTTCATCCAGACTGTTCAGATCATCCTGCTGGCGGGTATCGTCTTCAGTCAGCTCGCTGATGACCGAAAAATCGAACTGATAAATCAGCTCATGACGATTCAGATCCAGCAGCGTGCCGCCGTCATAGGTAATCGGGTTACCGCACGCTTCCGGGTTCCAGCCCAGCAGGGCCTTAAAGAGCATCTGCCGGACATCGTCCACCACATCATACGAGGCAAACTGACCGCGCTCATCACGCCCGTTACTCAGTATGACAACCACGGAGAAGCCCTCTTTCAGCTCCTGCCAGTAGTCGGTCTGGCTTTTGTTTTCTCCCGGAGAGTCATCACCCGGTACCACATACGCCGCCGGGAGTCTCAGCTTTCCGACCTCCGGCAGATTTTTGAACTGTGCCGCGCCTGCCACCCGGTTTTCAAAATACGGGCAGCGGGCACGCAGCGCAGCAATAACAGGCGTCAGTTTCATCTGTGTCGTCGCTCCGGCTTCAGTGATTTACGCAATTCCCGCGCCAGAAAATAGCGTGTCCAGCTGCGGTTCTTTTCAAGAGTTTCCACCATGAAGTTATTACGTGGAGCCAGTCGCCAGCCGCTGCCACCGGATGCACCACGATGATGACTACGACGACGTTTTGCTCCTCCCCGGACACCAAAAAACAGAAATGCCGGATAGAAGTCACCAGAGATCATCCGGTTCCCCTTCCCGTTGCGCTGGTTAGGGGCAATGCGTGTCATAAAACCGGCTCGCTTTTTACTGACTCTCGGCACCATATAACCAATCGAACGAGCCAGGCGTCCGGTCTGATAACCGGGGTTTTCACCTGGTGCCGACCGCGCACGGCGCATCACCAGCCGACGGGCATCACGCATATGACGCTGCCCAATCGTGACAAACGCCCGCCGGACACGGGCGCGGTTAAAGCGCATCTCGGCGGGCTGCTGAACATCAACGTGAAAAAAGGGAGTCGCCATTGCTGCCTCCGTGACTCTGCCTACATTCGCCCAGCTCCGTACACTCCAGCAGCAGAAAGCGCCGCGCCCCGTTCAGATCACGCTGACGTTTCACCCGGTACACACTGTCATCACAGACCACCTCATAATCAGCAGTGATCCCCCGGCGGTAACGAATGGTGATGTAATGGGTGATGGCGTCCCCGGTCTGCGCGGTTTCCTGCCAGGTGGTGGCACTGGTCTGGATAACCTTCGCCCATGTCCGGAACGTAACCGGGTATTGAGGCTCCACGCCAAAGTTATCCGCGGGCATATCCACCCGCTGGCGGATCAGGACGCGTTTATTCAGTTCACCGGGGTCCGGCAGAATGTAGGTTGCGCTGGTCTGCGCCTGACGAATTTTCATTGCGGAAAGTACCTGTACGGGCCGACAAGCCAGCCAAAACTCTGCGGCATGTCGAGTTTCTCCACTTCCGTAACCGACGAGCGGTTTTCGTAAAAATGGCTGATAAGCATCAGCATCCCCAGACGAATATCATCCGGCAGGTGCAGCCCGTCCGGATCGCTGTCCGGAATGGTTTCATCCGGTGCATAGAGCTTCCGGTTCAGATACGTTTCCGTCCGCTTTTGTGCCGCACAGGCCAGCAGTTGCAGATGGCGGTCATCAGCATCGAAATCCTCATCCAGCCGGAGTTGGGCTTTAATCTCTTCCATTGTCAGAAGCATACTCAGCCCTCTTTACTGGTCGTGGCTTTTTTCTCTTTTGCCGCTTTACTGCTTTTTGCACTGATTCCGCGCTCTGCTAACCCGGCCTGAAGTGCAATCTCCTGCACCCGGGCAGGAAGTGCCCCGTCGTCATACTCACCGGCCCGAATGACCTCAACACGCATACCGTCCGGTGACCATTTCAGATCTTGTTTCAGGATCATGATTCTTCACCCGTCAGAACAGGGGGCGCGGTTCCGCGCCCCTGAATGATTACGCCGCTGCAATCTTCAGCAGTTTGATGGCCTGCGAATCGACCAGCATCCCGCCGGTGCGCTTGGTGGTATAAAAACCGACAAACGGTTTATTGGTGTACGGGTCACGCAGAATGCGGGTGCCGATACGGTCAACGATGGTGTAACCCCGTTTGAAGTTACCAAATGCAATGGCTTTCGCATCAGCGGCGATATCCGGCATCTGTTCGTTTTCAGCGATACCGTAACCCGCCAGAGAGGACGGCTGCCCCAGTTCCAGCCCCGGACGCCACAGATAGTTACCCTCGCTGTCTTTCAGCAGACGGATGGCAAACAGGCTGTTGTTGTTCATCATGAACTTCGCGCCAGTGCGGTGTGCCTTACGTAGCGTGTAAATCAGTTTGATAATGGCGTCTGCTGTCACCGTCGTCGCTTCACCGGATACAATATGCTGAAGTTTGCCGAACGCCCGGACCTTATCGGTTTCATCAGTGGATTCATACGCCAGGAACCCTTTCGGCTTCTTGGTGCCATTGCCTGAGGTAAAGGCAATTTCTTCCTGTTCGGCAAATTCGGTTGCCAGCTCGCTGTTGATCCATGCTTCCACGTTGAAAAAGGCATCATCCAGCATTTTCTGGGTGGCCTGCGGGTTACCGTAGATTTCCCCCATGAAAGGTTCAATCAGGCCCAGTTTTGAGGTGGCAGTCTGGGAGCGCGCGTCAGTCTCGCCAACCCATCCGGAAGCCGTGCCGCCCAGATTCACCAGTTTTTTGTAGTCGGAACCACCAACGGTGATCACCGTGGCTTCCTGGCGCATCACCACTTCATCTTTCAGCAGGGTGAGAATGTTGCGATCCAGTGCTTCCGGCACGGCATAGCCGCCGTCTTCATCGGTGCCCACCTGTAATGCCTTGCGCTCCAGATCGCGCAGACCATCTTCACGGCCTTTACGCAGGAAGCCCACAAACGCTTCTTTATGCTCGGTGGCCAGTTTATTTTGCGCACCACCTGCCGGACGTTTCAGCTCAAGCAGCTCTTTTTCAAGATCGCTTTTGAGGTTTTCCAGCTCGCTGAGTTTCCCGTTCAGGGTTTCCACCTGCCCGGCAAGTTTGCCTTTTTCCTGCTCAATCGCATCCACGCGCTTGTCGTTCTTTGCTTTGAAGTCGTCAAACTTCTGCTGCAGCTCCTGCGCGACCTGTTCGACATCTTTAATATCAACCGCCATCGTATTTCTCCTGATTAGAAGTTCAGATTTTTCAGTGCATTCAGTGCAGAGCCCACATCCTCAGCGTCGCGCAGGGACAGTGCGCCATAGCCCCCGGCCATGAATGCTTTGGCCTGGGTACGGGAGAGTCCGACATCACGCAGGACTCTTTCGATTTTTTTCTGTTCGGGGATTTCCCCGCGGGCCAGTGCGTTCTTGACGTCGCTGATCCGCGCCTCGTCGTTAGACGGGAACGTCACCAGGCTGACTTCCCAGAGGTCGATTTCTTTCAGCAGAAAGGCTTCTTTGCTCCGGTCGTATTCCCAGTCCTTCAGGACGTACCCAATAGAAAGGCCGGTTAACGAACCGGCCTTCATGTGTGCATGTGCGCGTTTTGCGAGGGGATCATCATCGATAAGCAACCGTCCCCTGACGTAAAGCCCGACATCGTCTTCCTTCATTTCGGTGTAAACACCGATGGGTTCATCCATGCGGTGCTGCCAGAGCAGCGCAGGTAACGCTTTTCTGTCACTCCACGCCCGCAGGGAAGCAGCAAATGCCCCGGACATCACCACATCATCGTGGCTGTCCTTTACACCAAAGACGGAGCCATACCCTTCAAACTCACCGGAGTCACTGACAGATTTCAGACTCAGCGGTACATCAAGACGTTGTTTCGTCTGCATTGGCGTTATCCTTCTGCTTACCGGCTTTACTGCCATCGGAGGGTTTCGTGGTCATGTTCATCGGTGTGAGATAGACATCACCACCGGGACGCGGATTCATATCTTCCAGGTCGCGGCAGTCATTGGGAGAGTAAATTCCCCAGTTGATCCCGGTGGCGTAGGCTTCAAAACGGGACTTCATATCCCCGCGCAGTAACGCCCCGGCGTTAAATTTGGCGTAATAAACGCCCTGCTTACTTTTTCGTACCAGTCCGGTGTTGATCCGCTGTTCGATGCGGGTCAGATACGGCACCAGTGAATAGTTGATAAATCCCAGCCCCAGCTCTTCAATATTGTTGAAGGTGGCACGATCGGTGTTCTGCACCATGTGCAACGGCACCCGGAACAGACGACAGATTTCTTCAAGCTGAAACTTGCGGGTTTCCAGGAACTGGCTGTCCTCGGCGTTCAGCGCCATCGACTTCCAGTCCAGCCCCATCTCAAGGATCATCGGGCGGTGAGCATTACCAAGCCCGGTGTGACGCTCCTCAAAATCTTTCTTCAGGCGCTCGTAAGCCTGATCTGACAGCGTCTGCTCTGTACGCAACACACCCGACGTCACCGCGCCATTGCTGAACAGTCTGGCCCCGTGCTCTTCGGTCGCTGCCGCCAGCGATATTGCCTCGCGGGCATAGGCGATGGGATTCAGCCCTACCAGTCCGTCCAGCGTCAGCGTGCGCACATGCCAGATATCCTCCTGGCTCAGTACATCCGTGGAGCCATCCGGGAATGTGACCTGATAGACCGGCTCCCAGCTACTGTTAAGCTTCGGTACCACACAGCCGGGATCGACGGGCAGCAGTTCAGCCACTTCGCCAAATGCTTTCACTTTGTAGGCGTAAAAGTTTCCCCGCAGGCACAGACAGGTGACCACCAGCTCCCAGAACTCCTGCGGCGTCATATAGCCATTGGGATGCGTGGAGATCAGCTTATGCAGACGTTCGCCGGTGGCTCTCTGCTTCAGGCTGCCGTTCAGGTGATACAGGTTGCAGGGCAACATCCCGACCGACTCCGCCAGCACCCTGACACAGGAAAAAACCGCCGTCAGTCGCATGGCCCGCTGGCTGCTGATCTGCTTTCCGGTATAGGTGTCGTAGGACAACCCGATAGCATCCGCCAGCTCTGCTGGCGTGGTCACCGGTGCGTCACTTTTTCGTTGAAATAATCCCGAAAAGAACACTATTTACCTCCGCCGACAGACGACTGTGTACGGTCGAGATATCGCGCCACCAGCCACGACCAGAACAGGCACAACGCCCCGGCAACAACAAACCCCGCCGGGGGATAAATCAGCCAGGCACCATACGCCAGCAAAAGCGCCCCCAGCACGCCCACCAGAGGCGCGAGAATCAGCATGATCATAATTACCTCAGTTAAAGCGAGCGGATCCCATAGGACTCAATGTGGTCAGACAGCGTGTCTTCTTTCTCGTACAGCATGGCTCTGCCAACCGCCATAATCAGCGCAACTGCACCATCGATTTTGTTTTCCGCCTGCTCTTTGACGGGCTTCACCACATCATCGTTACCCGGAATGGTTTTGCCGACCACGTTGCCGATACACCAGGTCATGATGGGATTGCCGTCATGATGAAAGCGTCCCGATTCAATCGCTGCCTCCAGCTCTTTCATCGGGTCGGACATGTTGGTGTAGTTCTGAATGATGGTGACGGGGTTCAGGTCTTCATCAGCAAGGTCATGTGAGAGCCCGGTCGCCCCGAAGGGGTCGATGGGTGACTCGCTGACCGGGCTGATTTTGTTCGCCGCTTTGGCCTCTTCGAGGATGTAGCGATAATCCACCTCTGCACCATCGGTAACGGTCAGAACGCCCATTTCCACCCATTTCTGAAAGCGTTCGGCTGTCCGTCGATCTTCATTTTTCTCGACGCTGTACACCGTGTCATACGGTACCCAGAAACGCGGGGCCACACTGTAGTAATGCGTTTTACCGTCAATCTCGCGGGTATAAAGTCGCGCCATGCTGTTCATATCCAGCTTACGCGCCAGGTCAAAGGCCAGAATGCACGGCTGCCCCTCGAACTGCTCAAGGGTCAGTGATTTATCCTCGCAGCTCTGCCAGCTTACCAGGTTGAAATACGCCGAACGCGCCGACACCCAGATATTGAGGTGTTTTGTTTTAAAGACGTTTGCCAGACGGGCGTTATTTTTCGCACGCTGCTGCTGACTTAACAAAAATTCGCGATAAACCGACACGCCAATATTTGGATTGGCTTTTTCCAGCACCTGCGGGTCGGTCCAGTCGTCACCTTCATCAACGGTATAGATGATCCCGAACAGTTCATCGTTGGGTACCGAACCGTTGAGCATCTCGATGACTTCCCGCCGTTTGTCGTAGCACGGCCCCTCAATGTTGTACCCGGCGGTAGTGATAGCCCACATCAGTGGCTGACGTCGCGCCCCCATCCCGGTAAGCATCGTGGTGTAAAGCGCATCTGTGGCGTGCTCGTGATATTCATCCACCACCGCACAGTGGGGTGATGAACCATCACCAGGGTTACCGATCAGCGGTTCAAAACGCGCACCATCCTCCGGACGGTTCATGTTTGAGGCGTTAACCTCAATCCCGAACGCTTCCGTCAGCATGGGTGTGCGTTTACACATCAGTCGTGCCGGACGAAAGACTTCCCACGCCTGTTTCTCCGTCGTGGCACCGGAATACACTTCCGCGCCAAACTCGTTATCACAGGCAAAACAATACAGGGCAACACCGGCAGAGATTGCCGATTTGCCGTTCTTACGGGGGATTTCGGTATACACCTCCCGGAAGCGGCGCAATCGGGAGCCTTTATTGACCCAGCCAAACGCACAGCAGATCACAAATAGCTGCCACGGCTCCAGCGTGATGGGCATCCGTTTAAATGCCCACTCACCCTTGGTGTGCGGCAACAGCTGAATAAATTTGGCGGCCCGTTCAGCCAGGTCCTTGTCGAAGCGGTAACGAAACGACTTACTTTTTTCCGCCATCAGGTCATCAAGATGGCGCTGGCAGGCCTGAATCACAAACTGGCAGGCCACAATCTTTCCGCGCACGACATCACGGGCATACTGATTGGCAGCATTTACGTTGGGGTAAGATTTCCGGCTCATGATTCGATGATTTTCAGAAACGGGTTAGTGGCTTTCTTCTGCCCCGCCAGGCCAATCAGACGCTGGCGGCTGCTGGGGTCGAGTCCGAGCATTGCCCCCGTGCTGCTCATCTCGGACTCCTGTTCTTTCTTGGCGGTCAGCTCCGGATTTTTGACCATGCCGCCCATTGCACCGGTGATGGTGTTGCCCTGTCTGGCAATATTTTTCACGGCACGTCGCCAGAACTCATAGGCCACGCACCACCGCTCAAGCACTGCGAGGTCAGTCACGCACAGCAGGCCCTGACCGCAGAGTTCTTTGGTTGTCAGTTGCCACATGATCGTGGCGAGAGGAAGCTCTTCTTCAGCGAACCACTCCGGTGGCTCAACACCTTTGATGGGCGTAAAAACAGGTTCATCTTTGTTCAGGGCTCGCTTGCCGGGGTTTCCGGCCAGCGCCTTGCGCGCCGTTGGCTTAGGGCGACGCCCGGAACGCCCCGCCGTTCCAGCCATATGCGGCACTCCTGGTTAAATTTCATTTTTCGCGGGTATAAAAAAACGATGGGGCGGGCAGTCCGGAAGACGTCAGGTCACAGGGATTTGACCCGCCCCTCCCCTCTGTCAGTGGGAACTGATTCTTACTTCAGCCGTTCACGGGCCGTCTTCGCCTTATGACACGGCCAGCACAGGCTCTGCAGATTACTGTCGGCATCAGAGCCGCCATGCGCTTTAGGAATGATGTGGTCAACGGTTTTCGCCTCACGCACCACACCAGCACGCAGACATAACTGACATAAACCTTTATCACGCTTCAGCACACGCGCGCGGATAACATCCCACTTCGAACCATAGCCGCGCTGGTGACGGGATTGTCCTGGCTTGTATTGTTTCCAGCCTTCGCTTTTGTGGCTTTCGCAGTAGCCTGACGGGTCAGTCGTGGTATTGCGGCAGCCGCGAACGCGGCAGGCTTTTGGGATTCTAGGGGGCATATAAAAAATTTATAATAAGTAAAATAATAAAGAAAAATGCTCAAAGGCAATTATCTTGACTCAAATACAAATCTAGAAGAGATGAGCTTATCAAGCATTTTCATAAGTAAATCCTTACTCTCACCACCATTTATATATTTATTAAAGTTAGACTCGAACTCATGCCAAACTTTTTCTAACTCAGTATTATCAAATAAGTGCTCTGTCGCAAACCATGAAGATTGGCAACAATCGAAAATACTCAAAAGCTCATCAAATCTTTTAACATTCTCTTCTCCCAACTCAATTTGCTGACTAATAAGATCTACATCTTTAAATAGCCATTTCGCAATAACTTGCTCTCGTTCATCATTGAGTTGCTCGGGGTCAATATTGACAGGCATAAATAATAGAGCTGTCTTTAATTTCTTTAATGCATTCCTAAAATCTATTTTTACTTTTGTTTTCTCTTGTTCCCGCCACGTAAATAATGCCTTGAACGCCAAAAACAAAGTAACAATAGTAGCTCCAGCACTCACCCAAGATGCAATCATTGCCCAACAAGCCCACTCAGCAGCAGCACGGTTTGCTACAAGTGTCTCATATGCAATATAATTTTCGTTCATTTTTACCTCACTGTTAATAGTGAGAGTATTGTAACTAAAAGCATAATAACTAGAACAGTCAAATAAAAATATTTCACCTAATGAATATTATTATTCAAATGCAGATTGTACTTTTGCTCTCCTAACCTACGAAGATCAGACTTATCACGGTTACATAGCCCCAGTGCTGATAGCAGACTTACATTCAAACTAAGACTATCCCCATAAGTCAGAGGATTGGGTATAACTGGCTGTGGAGTTTCAGCGAGCAGGTTCGCCGGTAACGGTATCGTTGGAACCTGCACGTATACTGTCCGCGTACTTCCGCAACCGGTCAGCAGCGACATCAGGCACAGGGCGTGAAGCGCAATCATCATCCGCAACAGCCACTTTGATATCTTCCTGGGTTCTCTGTGACTCCAGTGCGATCTGCTGTTTTGCATGCTGGTTAGCCTCCAAAACTGTATTGACGATTTGCATTGATTGCAGGACGTTATTGGTAATGGCAGTTGCTGATTCAGCATTTTGTACAGCCTCATCAGCACGTTTCTTTTCGTGCTGATATTTGCTGTAGTAGTGGTTGGCAGACCAGATGAAAGAACCAATGACAGTAAAGAAGAATGCAGCGATAACCAGCTTATAACTCAACTTCATTTACCACCCCACCAGCCTCTTTAAATCGGGCAATCAGGTCACCGATTTTATGTTCATACTGACCGTAACCTGCGCCCGGCAGTGAAGCCCAGATATTGCTGCAACGATCGATAGCCTGACGGATATCACCGCGATCAATCATCGGTAAAGCACCACGCTCTTTAATCTGCTGCAATGCCACTGCGTCCTGGCTTTTGGGGGAGAAGTCTTTCAGACCAAGCTGTTTACGGTAAGCATCCCACCATCGGGAAAGAATCTGGTAGCGTCCAGCAGCCGTTGATTTAAGTTTTGGGTTTAGCGTGACAAGTTTGCGAGGGTGGTCGGAGTAATCAGTGAAGAGTTCACCACCGACAATAACGTCATAACCGTGGTTACATGTCGGTTGCCGTCCATTATCCGTTCCTTCTGACCATGCCACCATATCGAGGAAAGCTTTACGCTGGGAATTTAGTACCTGCATAAATTACTCCTTAGAGCCACCAAACTTGTTACCGATTACTCTCATTGCAGCCCCACGAATTGCATCGACCCCGATCAGCCCCACCCCACCACCAATGGCAACAGAAAGCGATTTAGGCCATCCGACATACTCAAGCGCGGATGCAAAGGTCAGCGTCAGAGCGCCACAGAGCAAAATTTCGAGTGTTTTTCGTTTCCAGCCGCCACCACCACCAAAATAGGCAATACGCAACCCAGCCATAACAATCGACATAATCACTGCGCCCAGCGGCGTATCTCCACGCCACCAGCTCTGGAACAACTCCAGCCAGTCCGGCCAGGTATTTGGGTTATGAGGCATTTCGTCATCTCTCACCTCGCGATTATTTGCGGGTGCTGTGTTGGAAATAAAAAGGCCACGCAACGTGGCCACCAGAATTATTTCCCCACCAGTTCACTTACCTCTTTCACTGTCTGGTTAAACCGATCTGACTCAAGCTCAACACCTAACGCCCGACGCCCCAGCTCCATTGCTGCTTTTATTGTGGAACCAGATCCCATAAAAAAATCAGCAACCAGATCACCTGGTCGACTACTGGCATTGATTATTTGCCGGAGCATATCCGCCGGTTTCTCACACGGATGTTTACCCGGGTAGAACTGAACGGGTTTATGCGTCCAGACATCGGTATAAGGCACGGAGACTGATACGGAGAAATAGCGCCGGAGAGATTTAAACTCATCCAGCAATTCAGAATATTTGCGATTCAGTGAATCATAAGATGCCACCAGCTGGTGGTGTGTCTGTTCCAGTTGTTGTTCCTGAAACTTCTCTGCCGCTATACGGGAAAACAGTGCCTGCAACTTCCGGTAGTCAGCCTCATTCGGCAACTGCCACTGACTGGCACCAAACCAGTGGGAAACCATGTTTTTCTTACCAGTGGCTTCGGCAATCTGTTTTGCCGTTATACCCAGTTCGGCACGTGCATCCCTGAAATACGATATCAGCGGTGCCATTATGTGCTGTTTGAGTTCCCTTTCTTTTTCCGCATAGCCGTCACTTTTGCCGCGATATGGCCCCTGGTAATGTTCAGCAAACAGAACGCGCTCTGTAGCGGGGAAATATGCCCGCAGGCTTTCTTTATTACACCCGTTCCATCGTCCGGACGGCTTCGCCCAGATAATATGGTTCAGCACACTGAAGCGTTCACGCATCATGATTTCGATATCAGATGCCAGGCGATGACCACAGAACAGGTAAAGACTTCCGGCAGGTTTCAGCACCCGCCAGAACTGAGCCAGACAGTGGTCCAGCCACTTAAGGTAATCTTCGTCCCCTTTCCACTGATTGTCCCAACCGTTGGGCTTCACTTTGAAGTACGGCGGATCGGTAACTATCAGGTCAATGGAATCATCAGGCAGGGACTGAATAAAATGCAGGCAATCAGCGTTGATTAAATCAACACTGTTTATTTTTACAGTATTTTTCATGGATCAGTAAGCGTAACTCTGGTAGGCTCACTCTGCTTTTGCGCTAAAGCAGTGGGCCATGGTTCGCTTGTGACCAGTAAGCATGAGCGAATGGCTGGCAGGTGCTACCAACACCCACCAGCCGCCCATTTTCACAAATTAAAAGCCCTTCATTGCTGAAGGCGTCTGTAACAGCCGAACTGGTAATCTGCCAGCCCCGCCATAACCAGCTGGGTCAGTATTAACTGACAGCGTTCGCGTGAAAGGTATGTGTTTTGTGCTATCTCCCCGACTGTTGCCGGTTCGACGCTTAATTCATTAAAAACAACTTTCGCCGTTTCTGTCATATCTAGCTGTTTTAGCATGTCTTTTTTCCTTCTGGTTAACATGACATACCAATAACTCTTGTCTAAAAAGCCAGCAAGATAAAAAGTCAGTATTCACGACCACCAGCGTGTTTACCGTACTGCCAACATCAAGGCACAAAAAAACCCGCTCAGCGGCGGGTTCTTAAATCTTATCAACGGTAGACATACAAAGCCCATCGTTGGGAAAATCTTATCCATATTTTTTGAAAAATGCAAGAATTATGTCGCCATCTTCGGCGAAAATCATTTATCTCGTCACTTTTCTTAATTGCGTCTCAGCATATGCTTCTTCCTGCCAGCACTTTGTCACCAGTTTATCAATGACATCTGCATATCCTTTGTACCACTGATAATCCGTCAGGTCTGGTACCAGCTTCTGGACATGATGCCGCGCCAGTGTGGTTGGTAAACGGCTAAACCGATTTCCATTGCAACGCCCACAAATCTTATAAACAGGCGTGCCATGAAGCCGGGTCCTTTTTTCATCCAGGACAATACCTTTACCCTTACACCCTCTGCACGCTGTGCTGACTTCTCCCTTACCATGACAATGCTGACATAGTTCCTTCACCCACTCTTCCTTGATAACAGATTCCCCGCTTCTGGAGTGTTTCACCACTTCGCGCAATACATTATGAAATCCAGTACCAGCACAATGCTCACAGCGAGCCTTACTTGCCGCAGACCTGGAATAATCAGCAAAGGCAAAATTCACAAGGTAAGGAATAATCTGTAGCCGGGTTTCTTCACTCAATTTATTCAATGTCGGGTTATCCAGTGCCATCGCGTAATTGAGCAGACCTTCAATCGCAAACTGAGGATCCTGAACACCAACTTTTGCCAGGAATAAGGCAAACCCAAGCGGTGCTTTCGACTGCACCATCCCCTGCGCAGCCATCACATCCGTAATTGTTAAACCACCAGAGCCTGTCGCCGGTGCGTCATCGCTCAATTTTGGAGATTTTGGGGAGTAATATTTCGGTAAGGCTTCAAGGTTCATGCTCGTTCTCCACTTACGCCAGTACGCCTATTGCCAGCGCACGATCGATAAAACGAAATATCAGCTCCAGCTGGGAGCCATACTTCTCTTCAAATGCCACGGTATCCGCATGCAGCTCGTCGTGATGCTTTCTGCACAAAGGCAACACAAAGAGATCATGCGCTTTTGTAGCCATTCCACCCTGACCGTGACCTATCAGGTGGTGGGGATCATCAGCAGGCTTTCCACAACATGCGCACGGCTGCGTCTTAACCCAGCGCGTGTACTTTTCATTAACCCAGCGGCGACGTTTTGGGCGTAACATAAAAGACTCCGGCGACTCCGGATCCACTTTCAGCGCCAGCACCTTTTTCGCCTTATCATGGATGATGCTGGTGGCAGGAATCGAAGGCACAAGGTCACTTTCCCGGGTGACAGACGGCACAACAGGCTTCGGTAATCTCAGTGCCTTACGGGCTGCACTTTCCGGTAAGACATCCGCCAGGTCATTACGAATCAGCCACCAGCACAGTTCCGGCATTGTCACAACGTGACTATCATCAAAACCGAGATCCCGACGCACAACAGACAACACCCAGCGGGCACAGTTATCCGTTGCCATTGATTCCAGCCGTTCCGTGAACTGATCGCGCAGCTGGTTATCGCAGTGCCAGCACAGACGGATCGCGCCCGGCGCGTGTCGCATTGTGGTCATGTTCTCGCTGTGCCAGTCGGAATGAGGCCACTGGCAGCCTTTTTCACGAAGTAACCAGCTTTCAAGACATTCCACGCCACCAGCACGACGGATCACTGCCTCATTGCGGAACACGGCCCGAACGGCAGGATCATCCGCCAGCGGTTGTGATGCCGCCGGAACGGCACCACTGGCGAAAGATGAATAACGCTCCGGCTCAGGCTCCAGCAGGACACGCCCCTGCATAAACAGGGGCATCAGCTCTGAACCTGGCCTGAACAATACGATCCCCATACGCGGGGCAATTTCAGGGGTCAGTAGTGCTCTCACGGTCACCTCAATGAACGGTATCGAGCAGCTTTAACAGCTCAGGGAATCGGGATTCGAAGAAATGCGGCTGCGTCTCGCGCGGATTTGCGGGACTGGTGATGTTCTTGCCGAACATGCAACCTTTCGCTGTCAGCGACCAGAATTTTTTGATGTTGTTAATCGCGGTACGGCTGTATCGTTCGCGCTGCTCGACGATCCCCAGTTTCACCATCTGGTGATATGCCTGATTAGCCGTCAGGCGTATACCATACTGTTTCAGCAGTGCACTCAGTGACAGTGTCGGGCGACTTGAGCCATCGTGTGCATCAGCAGGAGCATCAATGGCATAGCGCGGTGCCAGATTCGGTAAGCCAACAGCCTCCTGGAGTTTCTGACAGGCACCAAGCACTGAAGAGTTAGACAGGTTTAACTCCCGGCGCATAAAGTCCAGCAGGATCACGCCAGCCTGCATCTTGTCAGCAGCCTGTCCGGATAATTTTTCCGGTGCGCTGGTTACCATATCGAAAGTACGGATCACCTTCAGATGGAATGACGGGCTGATCCACATTGCATAGGCATACACCAGTTCCTTGCAGACATACGTTCCCCGTTCATTGCCCCCATGAATCACACTCACCGGGTCAACACCCAAATTCTGGGTGTTGGTCAATTCATGAACAAGCTCAACAGTTTGTTGGCTGGAAAGAAACTTTCCCGGCTCCTTGGTTCTGGCATTTGCACCAGATGCTACTGCTGCGCGATGCAGATCGTTCAGGCTGTAACGCCCATAAGCATCACGACGAACTTCAATACCATCAATAACCATCAGATTATTCATACTTCGTTTCTCCTCTTAATCAGGCGGCTGCACCCGCCGTTTTCTCGTACTTACTGATAGTGATCTCGACCTTCCCTTCCGGGATAACCGGTCCCCACTCCACCAGCATTCTTTTCACCTGACTGTCGTCTTCCCACACACCCGCGTGGGTCAGGGCGTCAAACAGCGCCTTGTTATAGTTGTCCAGATCGCGGATCCGGTTATCCGGAGGAAACAACACGATCTCCACTGAAGCAGGTGCCGACGTTGGTTTTGGCAGACGACGTAACTGCTCAACTATTGCTGCGCACGCCGCGCTCTGGAATTTTCGCCCCGCCGCGCTTATCAGGCTCTTACCAGCAAACGCCCCTTTGTTGGGGTGTCGCCAGTACGTGTTCACGCTGGGCGGAAAAGGCAGGATCAGCTTCATACTTTCAGGTCCCTCTCATGTAACCAGTGGGTTGCACGCAGCCTTGCGTTTTCCTCACCGGCAAGCAGTGCGCGGATAATCCCGACCGCCTCGCTGTCGTCGTCCTTCACCGCGGTATGAAGCGTTATCCCCCGGGCCACGCCACGCTTTATCGTGATGACGCCTTTTTTCTCCAGTGCGCGAAGATGCTCCACCGCTGCATTCACCGAACGGTATCCCAGCATGGTTGCCACCTCCTGATTGGTTGGCGGGAATCCACGTTCTTTCTGATAAGAAATCAGCATATCCAGCACCTGCTGCTGGCATTGAGTTAACGTCGTCATGCCGCCATCTCCCTGACCAGTTTTTCTGCCTGCTGGCGAACCTGCGCCAGAAACGCCTCACCACATGCCTCAAGTTCATCGCGCCCGATGTAGCTGATTGCCGGTCCCTTCCAGGTCTTGTCGAAAACAGCAATAGCACCAGCGAAGAAAGCGCCTGTCGGCACCTGCTTCTCGTCCTTCGGGATAAACCAGGCAGGCAGTTCAAAACCAATACGCCCGCGAATAAAAGCAATATGATCTGCATCTTCCGGCCACCACACTTCGCTGGTGGCAGCTTTGATCAGGAAAACATAGCGTCCGCCCTTATCACGCATGGCACTGGCATGCTTCATGATGTAACGCATGCCGGTGATGTATTGCCCTTCATGCTGACTGGCGCGGCTGTACGGGGGATTACCAAAGGCAGCACCTTTAAGCTCCGCAAGACGTTCAGACCAGTCATGCGCCAGCGCGTTGTCTTCCGCAGTGTAATAAGCGGCACATTTGGCGTTATCACCATCAGTGAACAGATCCAGAACAAACGGGCCAAACAGGGTGTTAATTCCCCAGAAAATGTTATCCGGCGTGCGCCACTGATCGCCCACTTCCTTCAGTTCATGGGCTGGTTTGTTCCGCAGCTCCACCAGCGCCTGGCAATATTTATTACTCATTAAGCCCCCACGTAATTCCCTGACAGATACCACTCTTCACCCGATGCAGCGCGCTTGCTGCTTTTCCGTAAGCACCGCTCACGACGCGCCAGAAAATTGTTTCGTTCTGGCTGGGAGTGGCTTTCACGGAATGCCGCCATCCACACGGTTGCAGCACGACGGTATAAGCCCCTGGACTCCAGTTCTTCCGCCTGGCGGGTCAGGCACAAAATCACCCGGGGATCGTTAGTGCCGACATAGAAATTGCGCACAGGTCTGGTTTCACGAACTGGTTGTGGTTCCGGCTCCTGCGCTCTCTCAGTCAGGCGCGGGAAATGTCTGCGTGTATCCCCTTCACAACGGTGAGCCACACGCCCACTCTGACGTAACTTGCTTGCTGACTGCAGAACGCGCTGCCGTGAGTAACCAGCAAAAGCATCTGCAATGTCTCCGGAAGTACACCCTGGATGGGCTTCAATGAATTTCTGAACGTCATTTAACAGACTCATGATCACCCCCTGAATCCTGCCGGGATCTGGCTGTAGTCCACGTTGTCGTAACTGGATTTGAAGTACGGGTCTTCGCGTTTTTCGGTGTACGTGCTGACGGACGGCGATAAGCGCAGGGAAAGCTCATCCCATTTTTCCCGCAGCTTCGACGGGCTGAGCACGTTACGGCACCAGAACGGATCGCGGCTGACGCGGCTGTACATCTCGCAGATTTGTTTGTGAGTACGACCATCCTGCACACACATCAGGCGAATTTCGTTTGCCCAGGCTGTCCAGTTCGGTTCTTTGGGACGAACCACCTCGCCGTCACATTCGGCAGCCTGCTCGTACAGGGCGATGATTTTTTTCCAGAGCCACTGTGCGCAGGTCAAATCATCCTGCGTCCCCCACTGGCGCTTTTTAGGGCTGAATACAACCGCATCAGGATGGCGAGTTAAAAAACCCTGTTCAGCCGTCTGCGTGTCCGGTTGCGAAGCGTCCGGACGAGAAGGTTTTTTATCTGACGGATCATGTTTTGATTTTACTGACGGATCCCCGCCAGATTCTGACGGGTGAAAACCCGCTTTTTTGCCAGATTTCGACGCATCAAATTTTGACGGGTCAGATTTTGATGCGTCAGATTTTGACGGGTCAGAATCTGACAGTTGAGAAAATGCCGCTGCCTGAAGCTTCGCAACGTTAAGCTGATAAACATTCGACGCATTGCGGTTACCCTGGCGACGCGCCTTACGCGTTAACCAGCCTTCTGCTTCCAGCCGTGCGATAGCCGTTCTGACGGTACTCATCCCCGCGCCAATCTGACGGGCAATGGTTTCAATTGATGGCCAGCACACACCTTCGTCATTACTGAAATCAGCCAGGCGGGCCATAATTGCCACGCTGGATAACTTCATGCCTGATGCAGCGCAACCATCCCATACATAGCCGGTTAATTTAGTGCTCATGACCGACCTCTATTTCCCTGAATTTACGACGAAACTGTTCGAGCGGGCTGAAGCACTCATGCTCATAGCCTTCGCGGAGGTAGATAACCCGTTGTGTTTCCGGCTCCCAACGAATGACTCTGACGGGCACTCCGTAGTGATCTTTGAACCAGCGGTTAACTTGTCGCAAAGGACTGTCTCCTTCTGCCGGTTGAAATCACCCACAGCCCACTCTGCAAAGCTGTGGGTTACAATTTCCCTGTCACCTGGTACATTTACTGCATAGCAATACTCCACCTTCGCTTTTCCACCCGGTACAGGAAGCGCAATCAGTTGCGAGCGACGGTAGGGTGTTGTTAAACTGTTCATGCGTTAGTTTCTCCACAGACACAAAACGCCACGACGCCCGGAGCTGCACACTCGCGGGCGTCACTCTTTTCTGGAGCGCAAAAGATTTTGTAGACCAGAGCTGCATGCTCCTGCAGCTTCGAAATTGAGAGGTACAGCTCATCGTTAATTGCTGTCTTCTCATGCGGTTCCACTACACCGTCTTCAATTGCTGAACGAATCTGTTTTGAATAACTGCCGATCTGTTCAATGACTTCCAGCAGGCGTTGGTTGATATCGGCGTTCTCTACTTCCTCAATTTCAGGAAGCGATACAAACACCCCACCAGCAGACTGTGCGACAGCATCCGCAATGTAGTGAGTGCCAGCTGCGCGCTGTAAAACCATTGCCCATCCCAGCGGGAAAATCTGATCGCCATCGGCACGAAGGCGGTTAAATAATGCGTGCTCTGTTACATCCAGCCAGTCAGCAGCTTCAGCGTACCCCCCCGGCAACGCTGCGATAGTTTTTCTGACAGCTTTCACGTACCACTCAGGCTGTTTTTCTACTTTCCAGTGATGCTTACCCACGGTTCACCTCCTGTTCCTGTGGTTTAAACCCATTCTGGTTTTGGCTAGATTGAAAACGTGCCGGATAAAGAATCTGCATTTCGCTGACTTCACCCTTAAAAAAATTGGCTAAACGTTCTGCAAGCTCGATAGATGGAATCTGCTCCAGCCTCTCAATACGACTCAACGTCGCTGGATTGACTTGAACACCCGCAGCAACATGCTGCAAAGTGAAACCATGCGCCTTACGCACATTTCGTAATGGTGATTGCATACGCCCTCCAAATATTGCGCGTTATGCATGTTATTTCACGCAATTATTTTGCGCAAGTTGATTTGCTTATCACGCAATAAAGAAATGTAATAAACGCATGAACATAGGAAACCGAGTCAGACAACTTCGCCAAGCGAAGAACATGAAAATCGCCGATCTCGCTGAAGCAATAGGAGTAGATGCGGCGAACATCTCGCGCTTAGAAACGGGTAAGCAAAAACAATTTACCGAACAAACACTGAGTAATATTGCCAAGAGCTTAGGTGTTGATATTGCTGATCTCTTTACCTCTGCCCACAAAAGTAATACTGTATATAAAAACAGTAATGATGAGGATGTTGCGCAGGTGAAGGATGTGTTCCGTATTGAAATGCTGGATATCAGTGCCAGTGCGGGAAATGGCCTTATCCAGGGCGGTGATGTCATTGATGTGATTCATGCCATCGAATACAGAACTGATAATGCTGTATCAATGTTCGGCGGACGACCAGCCAATCACATCAAAGTTATCAACGTTCGTGGGGACAGTATGTGTCCAACCATTGAGCCAGGAGATCTCATCTTCGTTGATGTCAGCATCAATCAGTTTGATGGTGATGGTATATATGTCTTTGGTTTTGATGACAAAATATACGTTAAAAGACTTCAAATGATTCCTGACAAACTGCTGGTGATTTCTGATAACCAGATTTACCGTGAATGGGGAATTACTAGCGAAAACGAACACCGATTCATGGTCTTTGGAAAGGTCTTAATCAGTCAGTCGCAAACCCTTAAGAGACATAATTAACCTCAATATCCTTCCATCGGCCACCGAAAGGTGGCTTTTTATTACCTATCAATTTGCATATCCCGCAAATATCACTTGCATATCTCGCAATTTAATTTTATCTTTTGTTCCAGACCAACTACAGGATTACAACAAAATCTGGTTGCAACACGGT